ATTAGAGCCTCTTTTAAAAACAGGGGATAAAGTGATTTTACCTAGTATTAAAATCAAAGAAAGCAAGGAAAAGGCTTTATGGTAAGAAAACCTAAGTTTAAACTTATTGCCAAAGGTGAGGATATCACAGAAAAACTTTCTAAAAATCTTATTAACATTAGTTATGAAGATAAAGAAAAAGCTGAAAGTGATGAGATAAGTTTAAGTGTTTTTGGGCTTTATTCCAAGCCACTTTTTGGGGATAGTTTAGAGCTTTGGCTTGGCTTTGAAAAGCTTTATAAATGTGGAAGCTTTAGTGTGAATGTAGTGAGTAAAAACTATACTTCAAATACTACTGAAGTTAGAGCAAGTGCTATTAATTTTAGTGGAAAAGACAGCGTTAATATAAAAGAGAAAAAGACAAGAAGCTTTGAAAACACTACTCTTTTTACCATAGCAAGAAAAATCGCAAATGAAAACAATCTAAAAATCAAAACAAGTGGAGAGGATCAAAATATAGTAAGTATTTTACAAAATAATCAAAGTAATTTAGAATTCTTATATAGTATATGCTTTGATTATGGTTTTATTTGCTGTGTAAAAGAAAATACTTTAATCATTACTCCAAAAGATGGTAAGATTGGCGATAATGCTGCAAACATTACAAGTAAGAATGAAAATTTACCCTTATTTGAAATCGCTTTAAAAGAATGTATTTCATTAGAAATTTCAGAAAGTGCTAGAAATGAATATAGTGCCGTAATAGCAGAATGGCAAGATATAAATGAAGCAAAGATAAAAAGCATAAAAGTAGGAAGTGGGGAGAATATATATAAAATGCAAATCTCACAACCAAAAAATGATAATGAAGCTTTTAAAAAAGCACAAGCAAAACTCAATGAGCTTCAAAAAGGTGGATTAAATGGAAGATGTGAGCTTATTGGGCGTGAAATAAGAGCAGGTGGAAAACTTAAGATTAAAGATATTAATATGGATCATTATGAATTTAGTATTAAAAGCGTGAGTCATAGTTTTAATGACCAAGCTTATATAATTAGCGTGGAGTTTGAGAGCTAGATTTTTTATCTAGATAGGGTAAAGATTTATTGTAGAGTTCTTTGTATTGTTTGTGTAAATACTTATTGTTTATTACTTTTCCTTGTACATCTTTGCCAAGATATAACAATTCTTGCATTCTTATATCCTTAAATTCTTCAAATAATTTTGGATTTTTTTGTTTTACTGACTTAATAGATAGTCTGATAAACATTTTATAATTATCAAGCGTTCCCCTATAAAGATGATTTTTTGCTTTATTTATATTTCCTAAATCATCATTTCCGTGATAAACACTTGTAAAAATATGAGATAAGGCATTGTTAAATTCAAGTAAAGCTTGAACTAAAACACTTCTTCGATCCTTGTCTTTTGCAAATTCTTGACCTTCATCGTGCTCTATAGTGTCAATAATTCTAAAGTCTGAGCAAGAAACACAAAAATCCGATAATAGGTTTTTAAAATCCTGTGTTAATAATATATTATAATCAAAAGTAGAATGACTGATTTTATCAATTTCAATATCTAGACATTCTTGTTGTTTATTGCCAATGTAATTTTTAATATCTATTTTTAAATTATCAAGCCCTTCCTTCTCTTCTTCTTGCTTTAATTTAGAAGAAACAAGCAATTTAAAAAATTCCCGAAATTCTATCAATAGATCAACATTCCTACCTATTTTTGTTTTTTGTTGAAGAGAATGGATTAAGTCATATTGCAAATATCTGCCATATTGAAAGAAAAAAGAATTAAAAATTTTTATTTGCAATTTTTTCCTCTACATTATATTTTTCATACATTCTATCTAAAAAATTACTTGTTTTTTTAAGACTTTTATCAAGCTTTGGATTGTCTTTTCCGTAAGTTAATTGCCCAACGCTGCCAGTATTGTTGCAAAAATCATTGACATAATTTATCTTTCCATAACTATCTCTAACCAATTTTTCCATTTATTTTCCTTAAAGATATAAAACCTTGACAAATTAAAAGGTTTTTAAAATTTAATAATATCATAATTAAATTAAATTTTTGCAATAAAAATATCAAATTTAATTGAAATTTTTTCAAAAACCAAAGAAAAACTAAAACAAACTTGGTTCTAAATTCTCTCTCAATTCTTTAGTGATTAAATACACCGCATTTAAACTTAAATCGTATTTTTTAGCACATTCCACACTTGCATTTTTAGTGGTTAAACCTTGTTTTATAAGCGTTTTAAAATCCTGTTTTAATTCTTCATCTCTAAGTAGGGTTTTGTAGCTTGGTATATAAATATTTGCACCGCCAAATTCTTTTAAGATTTCTCGTTTGTCGTTATTTTTCACAAAATCAATAAAATATTCAAAGTATTCGTTATTGCTAAGCAATGCTAGTCCTATTTGAGTGTTTTTGCAAATTATAGCAAAAAAGCTAAATTTTATTTAGTAGGGTATAATTTTAAAAAATAAAAAGGAGAATAAATGAAAAAAATAATAAGCGTTTTAATACTTGCTTTAAGCTTATTAAATGCTAAAAGTTTTGAAGAAAGCAAAAAAGAATTAGTAAAATTTATAATGATCTAGGGAGCTCTTACTGGTATGATTTTTATTGTCAAGCACCTTTTAAGGTTAATAAAAAAGGAAAATATATTAGTTTTGAAGTGATTAAAAGTGATTTATATGCTCCTAGAAACGAATACACCAAAAAAGGAAAAATTAACCAAAGAATCAAACGCATAGAATGGGAGCATATTATGCCCGCCCAAAACTTTGGAAAGCATTTACCTTGCTGGAAAGAAGGTGGCAGAAAAGCTTGTAAAAATGATCCAACTTTTGCAAAAATGGAAGCCGATAAACAAAACCTAGTCCCAGCCATAGGAGAGATAAATGGGGATAGAAGCAATTTTAGATATGCTGAGGCTCCTACTAATTTAAAATATACTCAATATGGAAATTGTAAGGTTTATACTGATTTTAAAGCAAAAAGATTTTATCCTGCAAATTATTCTAAAGGCTGGATTGCAAGAAGCTATTTATATATGAGCAAAACTTATAATATCAGATTATCCGACCAAGAAAGAAAACTTATGGAGGCTTGGGATAAACAATACCCTATGGATGAGAAAGAAAAAAGAATTAGAGCATTACTCTAATTCTTTGCAAACTTTAGCCACAATTTCATCTATATCAATAACCAAGCTTTTATCTTCTTCCTCAAAACTCTCATCAAGTTTTTCTCTGATATTACAAACCACATTAAGCAAAATCCCAAAATCTTTATCAGTTTTAATCTGATGAGTGATTCCATTATGCATTATTTCAAGGCTTGTTCTTTTTGCAGCAAAGGCAATTTGTGAGTGTTTTTCTATGCCTAAGGTTAAAAAAAACTCTGCATCGTAAGAATGTATTTCTAAAATCATTTTAATCTCCTTTTGTTTTGATGAGACAACATTAGCTTCGTTTGGCTTAATGTGTGCTGTTGTTTTCTAAATTTTTAAGCCCTAGGATAACTTTATTAGCATCTTCTATACTTAAATACCAAAGATGCAAAGGTCGCTTTTTTACAATATTATTAATAAACTCTCTTAAAGCCCACTGAGTAGGATTTTTAGCATTTTTACTCCAAATGGCTTGTATCATATTAAGTTGCTTTTTTGTAGCCCTTCCGCTTTTAGTGTTTTCTTTTTTAAAATACCTTGTTTTTTTGGTATTTTGCTTTTTTAAAAACTTTTCATCATAGCCCAAAGTTATAGCAAAGTCCCTAAGTTCATCTATGCTTAAATCCTTACTTGAAGCTTTGCCATATCTTTGATTTAAAACCCAGCGATAGCTTTCATCATCGCTTAAATTAGCATCTTTTCTTAAAGTATGAATGATTTTAATTAAGTGCTTTTTTAAAGTGTTTTGAGTATTCATTTTTTAGCCTTTAAAATTTGCTCTAGTTTTGAAGTGAATTTATCAATATTTGCATTATAAAGCTTATTTTGATTCTTTTTGTATTCTAAATAGTTTTGCTCGTAATCTTTATTTATTTTAGTTTGGCTAGGAATTTGAGTTTTAATAACAGGGCTTATTTCAATTTTATTATCAAAAATAATTTTATCTTGGTTTTTAAACATATATTCAACTAGCTTATTATAAAACTCTCCTACATTCAGTGGTTTTCTTTGCTCATCACAAAGCTCTTTATTAGCATTAATAAAATAAAGATTATCTCCACAATCAACATGCTTTAAAACAGGCTTTCCTAACTCATCATAAACAATGTTACCATCATAATATCTAAGTACAAAAGAATATGAGAAATCTCCTTTTTTTGTTTGAAAAATAAAACGATTTGAAAATGAAATGAAAAGCCATTCTAAAAAAGACTCTATATTTTTGTACCTTAAGTTTAAATCAAGCTCTGCAAAGGCGCACACAAGAGAAAGTTTTTCATAGCTTGTACCAACAAATTGCTTTTTTAACATGGTTAAATCATAGTATTTTTTAAAGCCTAATATATCTTTTGGTGTTTTGGCTTTAAAATAAAGTTTTTCTATAACCACTGCTTGAACTTCACTAATACCAAAAAGCTCTTTTAGTGCCTCTTTTGCATTATCCATTAAAACTCCTCTTCTAGCCAAGAAGCTAAAGCTTTTTGCTTATCTTTATTCTTGTATTTGTTCGCTAACTTTGGAAGCCAAGTTGAATTAAGCGCTCTTTTCCAGCATTTTAAAGGCTTTTTATTAGCCATGAGCCATCTTCCATCGTCTTGCTTATAGTAATTTATAAAGCTATCTGCTATAAAATAAGGGATAGAGCAAGAGTTTTTAGCATTAAACTCATCAATGGCTTTAATTAAATCTTCTTTGCTTGGAGGGTTAAATTTCATAACTCATCCCCAAATAAGCTTAATTCTTTGTCGTTGCTGTTTTTATTGTCAGCTTTTAAACTTTTCCAAACAAAAGTGCGACCATTCTCTCCGCCAAGCTCACTTTCCCAAAAAACACCTTTAAATTTCTCTAAAGTATTCCTTGAAAAATTATCACTCCTACTTACATCAAGAGCTAATAAAATCTCACTTGTGCTTAGGCTTTTTTCGTTTAAAAGCTTTAAAACTTTATCTATAAAAGCTTCTTCTTTATCGCTGATTTTAGCGTTTTGCAAGTCGGTGTTTTTAATATTTAGAGTTTTTGTATTGATAAAAAAGGCTTGATCTTTAATTCCTGCTCTTTCTTTTTGCACACTAAGCAATACTTCAAAGCCTTGTTCTAAGTTAGCCACTTTTTGTAAAAAATACATGCAATCACTTGAGTTTCTAATATGATTTGAGCCTTTAAAAGCTCTGCCATCTTTTGTAGAATGGTGTAAAGCCATAATGGTTGCCCCACATTCTCTTAAATTCATGAGTAAAGACATTAAAGACATCATTTTAGTATCATTATCAATATCTGCAAAATTGCGTAAAGAATCAAGTACAAATAAAACCCCTTCATAGCTTCCTGCTACGCCTTTGCCTTCAATCATTTCTAAAAGCTCATAAGCTGAAGTTTTTAAGCTTGATCTGTGAATATAAGTGAATTTGCTTTCATTTAAAATAAGTTCACCAAAACCTCTTTCATTTAAAACATTTAAAGGATTATCCATGTCAACATAAACGATGCTTTTAACCCTTGTATCTTTGCAAAGTGTTTTAGAAATGGCGGCACTTAAATAACTTTTTCCACTTCCACCATTTGCATAAATAATAGTTATTGCTTTTTTAACTAAAAAATCAGGGATTAAAAACTCTAATTTCTCGTTTAAATCTTTATTTTTTAACTTAAACTCATTTAAAAAATCCAAATTCATCTTTTTTCCTTGCTAAAACTTAATCAAGCCCATTAAA